TAGGGGTATATAACCCAATAGTAACACTTCAATTAACATTTAGTCTCCTTTAGTATGTAATGTGTGGTATGTGCGTTGTCAGTATACCTATAGGGACATCTTACCCCACTGGTTCTAATAAGGGGCCTTATCAAATCCACCTGTTATCTCTAGGTTTTTGACCAACTGCACTTTCCATGAATTTATCAAGTTCAACTTTTAATAAGTCGTTTTTATGTTCATTAAATGACAATTCCTGGTCTCTATCCATACGTTCAGTCCAATATGCTACTGCAATAGACAATGCGTCTATAGCATCATCATGTTTAATAGCACCTTTGTCTTTAGTTATCCTAGTCATCTGTTTAAACAGTTGATGGTCGGGGTCTAACTTAAAGTCTTCTTTAATAATCTCTTGAGATACAACTAATCTGTGTTGGTTCATAACTGGTTCTAACGTATCTATAATACGCAGCTCCTTTTGTTTAGAATGTCTTACTTCTTCTATTGTGCAAGGGTGTATTCTAGACATTATAGGTTTTAATAAGGCTGTAGCCATACCATCACCAAAGTTACTTTCAATAACCACATAGTTAACATCTTGTTCTTTAGCTATTTGACTTAATCTTTCTAGTGTCTCATCGCTATAACCACCCTTTAATGCTCCACAGTGAGTCAGATATAGCACTCCATGTAACATCTTGACCACTGAATACCCAGTACGGTCAGCACCTCTACCAGAGGGGTCTATGGACATTACTGAGCCTTCAAACTTAGCATGTTCGGGGCTTGTATACATAGGGCCTACCCAATAGTCACCTTTTAGGCCAACATTAGGTAATTCACTGTCTATACTCTTAATTTGGTCTGTACTAGAGGCCCATTGTATCTTTGCGGGAGCCTCTTTCCATGAAGATAACCCAGATACACATATTAAGTCATTTAATTTTAATGGATACTTCTCTAAATCACTTAGAGTTGTATCTAACATAAACTGTAGTTGGAAACCTGAACGTCCATAAGACGCTTCACGTTCCATTAAGTCTATTTCATCAAATCTTTTAGGGTCTGTAGGTTTACCTTCTAATTTTTTGTCTTTGTTTAATTTTTCTAAAATTATAGGTGCTAGTCTTTCACCTAAATTTAATTTTTGTACATTGGTAGGATATAATGCTGTCCAGATTCTTGTCTTATAACCACGTTCACCCATTGAGTTATATAAACTCATTTCAGTTTGTGGTGTACCTAGAAAAACTATACGTCCTACATCAGGTTTAATAATTGCATCAAATTCTTTAACTGTCTCACCTAGTCTGTCTCTCATTAACTGAGTCTGTGAGTTATTGGCTGACTCTACGTCATCTGCAATAATTAAATCTGCTCTACTACCAGTAAGCTGCGATGTTACACCTAAAGATTTAACTGAAGGAGCGTGTGAAGCTCGTGCGGGTGCTACATCAAAACTAATCTTAGAGTGACGTTGGTCATCCCTAGGTGTTAGATGTTTTAGCAAAGGCATTTCAGAAATTAATCTTTGAGTAAATGTACTAAAGTCATCGGCTCTGTTTTTACTTGCTGATACTACTAGAATGTTTCTTTGAGGGTTTAGTAATAATTGATGACATACAAAAGCTGATGTAATCCATGATTTACCTACTCCTCTAAAAGCTTCTATAACTATTCTTTTGTTTGGTTCTTGTAGAAAGTCCGCCAAATCATACTGAATTTCAGTAGGCTCTGGTAACGATAAATGTTTCCAAGCCAAGTATAAAAAATTCTTAAAATTTTTAACACTAGGTTCTACATTTTTAACTTTTTTATTCATAATTAAACCAGTTATAGGAAGCGTAAATAGATAACATTAAATACATACACTCCATTAAAGTACGGGGTTTGTCTTTGTCTTTAAAAGATATTAATATCCATATGAAACATGAGGTTGCACCTATAAGCCAACCTATCCACTGAAAACGAACTACAGTTGACGACAAAATGGTTACTGATAGTACTGCTAACAGAAACCCAATCCATCGAATGTTAGTTTTCGTCAAAAGGCAAATTATCTGTGACATTGTTCTTAGGTTGTTCATCCACTTCTACTCCATAAGTTTTACAAGTATCTAAACAAACTTTTAGTTCACTTGCTGTTAATTTGTCACCGCTAGTTAACATTTCATATGCCACGTCTACTAGTAATTTTGGTAACGCTTTTGACTTTGCTTCAAAAGAGTTTACTTTGTTTTCTGTTTTCATTATTTAATTAATTTATCCATGTAATGATAAAGACGTGAAATGTCTTTGTTTAAGTTTAAGATTTCTTCTTGCAGCATTGCTACTAATACTTGCAGCTCTACTACAGACATAAGTACCCAAGCACTTAAACCTGTAAGCATAAAACCTAAAATAGGTAGTAAAAAATCAGTTGGTTTTTTCATTTTTAATCTAAAGGAAAATTCATTCTATTGTCTGGTGATTTTACATTTTTTGTTTTTTTCTTACAATTAGGAAAATCAAAAGTGTAAACGTCATCAACAATTTTATTTAAAAATTCAGAACGTTTATCTATCCAACCACAAATTAAATAAATAAATTTATCTATCATTTTTTCTTAAATTTATTCATTGTAGTTACACCAAATGATGCACCTACTATTGTTAATATAATGTACCAAAACATAGGGTCAGCATTTGATAATATAGTCCACCCACGTTCCATTGTGTCTTGGAAGTATGGCACAAAATGTAATCCCATTAAAATTGTAAAAAATAAACACAACCACTCGTCTTTCCACGAATGTTCTTGTTGTTTAATTTGTTCTATTGAAATTTGAGAAGCTGCGTCTAGTTCTTTTTCTCTAATAATTTTATCTTTTTGCAATTTGTGAGAAATTGCTCCAAATGTTTTTTCAGCAATAATTTTAGTTAGAGGATTTTTAAGTAGAGCAAACCACATCTTACATTACCAATAAAACAACTGACCAAGCCACAAATAATGCAAAAAGTTTTTTATCTGTATCTAGCCAATATATTTTTGCTTTGTTTAACCAAGTCTTAGGTGTGTAACCGTATATTATCATGTTGTTTCCTTATTAAATTTTTTCATTATCAATTTCGTTACAAAAATATGTAACGTATAGTTTGTCTTTGTTTGCCTGTTCTTCAAATGATGTAGTAAAATTAGTTATTAATGCAGCGCCACCATTTACACATTCTGTCCAAGTGTTGTATTGTGTTTGTACAGTTGCAGTGTTATTACAAAATCCAGTAATTGCAGAGCAAATACTAAACGCTAATATAAATTTCATTAATTATTTAAATTGAAAAAACCCTATGCAACTAAGAATAACAGTTCCTAAAAATACGAGTACAGAAATTGCTCCTTTTCCTTTAGAAACGTCCTGTCTCAAATCTTTAACTTCTTTTTTCATTTCTTCTATTGATTTAAGAATATTATTCATTCGTTCAGCACAGAGTTTTTCATGTGATGAAAGTCTAACTCCTGTTGCTACATCAGTAAATTTAGAAGCAGGACTTTTTTTAGGCATTAGTCTTTCTTATCTTCTGCCTTATCTTCTTTAACTTCTTCATCTTTAGGAAGTTCAGCTTTTAACAGCTCAGTATATTTACCTTTTAAGATAGCCAAGTCTTGTGCTTCTAAAGATAACTGTTGTTCTTTAGCTCCAATATTTTGCAACTTACCTAAATATAATTTGCCATTATCAGATAACTTTTCGCTATCGTAATCTTTTTCGTCAAATTTAAAGTTCATGTATTACCACTCTTTAGTTTTTGATGTTAATGTAGGTGCTTTTTGTGATGCAATTTGTGCATCAAGATTAGCTTTCATATCATCTTCAGTAGTATCTGAATGTTCTAATACACAAGCTATAGCATCTTCTTTACTCATTGTGTCAAAGTCTAATTCTGATTGACCATCTGAACCATACATAGTTGCAGAGTTATCTCCATCAACTGCTGTATATCTCCAATGGATAACAGAAACTTTGTTATCTGCGTCTGTCTCAAAATTTGGGAAAGACCATTCGTATGTTGTTGCCATATTATTTTCTCCTTATTATGGTTGGTTTTTTAGAGCAGTTACTTCTGCTTCTAAACTTTCAATTTTAGTTTGTTGTTCTTGAACTGCTTTAACTAATCTTGGTACTATGTGAGAATAATCTACTCCCCAAGATTGTTTAGGTTTTCCATTATCATCTAGTTCATCAGAACCTACTGCTACTGCTTCTGGTATTATGCTATGTAATTCTTGTGCAACAAAACCAAAATCTTTGTGAGTATCAATATTATCTTTCCAATCAAATTGTCTTACTTTTAAATCTTTAATATCTTGTATAGCTGAACCAGAGTTTTCTATATTTTCTTTTAATCTTTCATCTGAAGCATTTGCAAGAGTTACAGTAGTTGCATTTGTTGACGCTATATATCCTGCTTGTGTTCCACCTCTCCTAATATCAAGATGATATTGTGTTCCAGAAGTATTACTACTATCAATTGTTAATCCATATTCTGAAGAACCTGGATGTGATATATCTAATTTAGCAGCACCAATTGATGATGTACGATTTATGCAAATTCTACCATTTGATAAAAAACGCATACGTTCAGCACCATTAGTTTGTAATTTTATATCTCCTGCTGAATGTGTATCAGTATGGATAACCATATCTCCACCAACAAAACCTGCATATCCTGCTCTGTTGTTTGAACCATGAAACTCTAAAAGTGAAGTTGAAGCATTTGCAACATTAGCACTATCAACAGTTTTAATTCTCATGTTGCCTGTGCTTTCTGAAATGTTTAAAGCATACGTTAATGTAGTTGTTCCGATACCAACTTTTCCATTTGAAAGACGCATAGTTTCTGTTGCGTTTGCATGAAGTGTTAAGGCATCTCCATTGTGCAAATAATTTACTGAACCTCTGTAACCATTTGTTCCAACAGTTCCATCTGCTAAGAAAAGAGAACTATTGTTTGTGTTACCTGCAAAAATAGTAATTCCATTATCGCCAGAGCCACTTCCAACGACTAATTGTCTAGCAGAAGCGTTGAAATTACTTGGTGTGGTAGTTCCGATACCTACATTGCCAGAACTGTCGATACGCATACGTTCACTAGAAGTATCAGTTTTAAATATTAAATTAACTCTACTAGCTAAATTTAAATTTTGAGCTGATTGTGTAGATGTTACATAACCATGACCATCACTAACATATAAATCTAATCTCTTGTTACCACCATCAGTTGTTTCTATTCTTATTCTTGGGTCATTAGCATAAGTATCTCCAACTTGAAGATTAGAAGCAGAGTTAGGCGATGAAGTTCCGATACCAACATTTCCGCCTGATAAGATACGCATTTTTTCTGAACCATTTGTTGCTATACGAAATTCGTCATCATCATGGTCGTAAATGATAAATCCACTATATCTAGTAGCACCAACTGTTCCATCTGCAAAACTAATCATACCATCTTTAGAACTCTCAGACCTAATAGTCAGTCCACTTTGTGATGCTGAACCACAATCAATAACTAATTTATTTGAATAATAAGTTGATGGAATAGTTGTATTAATCCCAACATTTTCTGAGCTATCTATAGTTATAGCAGTAGCATCAGCATTATCATCTATACCTTTAGATTGAAAATTTAATACTGGTATGTTTGCTTTATCTCTTGCGTTAGTCATTTAATTATAAATCCTCTTGTTCACCTTTAAAAGTTGCATAAGCATCTTTAACATCTTGTGTCCAAACTGCATTACATACTGCCTGTACTTCAGCATTTTCATTAGATATATCTGCATTTGAAGATAAAGAATGTCTATGATACTTTCTTGATAATTCTTCGCCATCTTCGATAACTACAGTATCTGTTCTTACTTGAACAAATTTGTATTT